CGGGTACTCAGCCCGAAGCATCTTTACCAATTCGCGGTTCATGCGCCCACCTCCATCAATACTCGCTGGGGAAAAGAAGCGTTGTTACGCTTCTGTCGCATTCGGTGATGATCCACAGTCGCCAGTCCGGATGATCCGGGTGGCGGTATTCCGCGAGGATGCGGTCATCGCCATTGGCGACCGCGCTGTCGTTCTGCGCCTTGTCGCTTTCGCAGGTATCGCCCCAGTCGCAGCGGCGGTACTTGAGGAAGGCGCTCTGAGCGAAATGGTTAAAGTCAGGATTCTCCTGCATGAGATCGTGTACACCGCGCGTAGCCACCAGCTGGCCGATTTCAAACTTTGCCATGATGCCGCCCCCTTTACTGTACCTTGAACAGGTAGGCGTGACGCTTTTCGTAGGCATCGCCTTCCCAGTTCTTGGTCTTGGCATTGATTTCGACCATCCCCATCAGGGTGCAGCCGTTCTGGATGAAAGCCCAGGCGGATTCTACCGCGCTGCTCCAGCTGGAGGAAAAGGTAAAGGTATCGATGCCGCACTCGCGGAAATCAGCAATCAGTGCGGCCTCGTTGCGGTACTCGTAGCACTCGCTGATGTCGATGTGCTCATTACCGCGCTCGCGGGCGCTCTTATAGAGATCGTACATCATGGCGAAGGTTACGCCATTGAGTTCAATGGATTTTTCCAGCTTCTGATGCTCGGTGCGGGCCTGTTCCATGGCCTCGGTGTTCTTCTCGGCTTTGGCGGTCTGGAATCGGGCCTTGAGTTCCTCGTGCTTCTGGTAGATGGCTTCGAAAGTGTTCTTCATGGTGGGTGCCTCCTTTTATCGTGTGCCCTACGGCTGAGTGAGTGTTACCATAGACACCCTTAAAAAGAAAGCTCTTTCGGCTGCTTTTTTTGAACTTAATCTTCAACTTTTTCAGCCGTCTCACCGGTGAATTGTTCCCATCTGCGCACGATCAGATCGCAGCGCACCGGGTCGCTTTCGATAGCCCGGCAGCTTCTGCCAGATTGCTCGCAAGCAATCAGCGTGGTGCCGAGGGCAGCGAAGGGATCAAGCACAACGCCATGCAGGTCGGCGTGCATTTTGAGGCATCGCCACGGAAGTTCCACCGGTGTCTGCCGCTGGCCATCCGCACCTTTGCGCATGGCGGCGATTTCCCACACGCCAGCATAGCCCCACTTGCGCCGTTCCTCGCGGGTCAGGCGACGGACAAACTGGAAGGAATGGGCCGCAAAGGCAGACACCCAAGAATACTCCTGATCGTTATAGCCTTCCGTTTCCTGTCCGGCGAAAGCAGTCACATAATCATACTGGGCCGTGGGCTTATTGGACGATGCCTGCAGCGCACCCGCCGAAGGGATGTTTCCGCTCATTTTCCAGACGCGAATCCAGAGAGGGCGGAAATTCTCGTCGGCAAACAGCTTCATGGAGTGCATGGATAACGGCTCAATGAACTGGCTGCCAGTCTTGGCAAGGTCGCTGGTCTGCCAGCAGATAATTCCGGCGTACTGCGTAAGCAGCCGAATCACAGAGGCCATTCTTTCCAGCCACGGGTCAATGCCGTCCTTGGCGTATGCCTTGGAATCGATAGGCGGCGACGTAATAGCGCACTGCGCAATATCGCTGCCAAGCAGCCGAGCATAGGTTTCCGCGCCAGTCGGGTCGCCACAAATCAGGATATGATCTCCAAGCCGCCACATATCGCCGGGCCGGGATACCGGGCCGCCTGCTTCGGAGATCTTCTTCTTTTCGGTATCAGCGTCGAAATCATCTTCGACGGCCTCGTGGGAATAGAAGCGGTTCAGCAACGCATCCACTTCGTCGGCATCAAAGCCGGTCAGGGAAACGTCGAAGGACTCTGCATCAAAGTCGGCCATGATGGCGGCCAGCTTCGTTTCGTCCCATTCGCCGCTGATCTTGTTGAGGGCAATATTTAGCGCCTTCTCACGCTGGAGGTCGAGATCGACCACAACGCAATCAATCTCGGTGATGCCCATATCCAGCAACACCTTGAGCCGCTGATGGCCGCCGACCACATTGCCGGTCTGGCGGTTCCAGATGACAGGCTCTACGAAACCAAACTCCGCAATGGATCGCTTGAGCTTCTCGTATTCATTGTCACCGGGCTTGAGGTCTTTCCTCGGATTGTACGCTGCCGGGTTCAGCCGGGCGGCGGGAATTTTCTGAATGTCCATGATCTTCTCCTGTATCGTAGTTCTCATAAGGGACGCCGATGTAATCCAACACCTGCCGCATCCCAAGCCCACCAGCTTCCCAGTCCCGCAGGCAATATCGCCACAGCTTCGGATGCGTTTTCTTAAGCTGCTGAAATCGGGTGGGTTCAGCATCGAAATGAGCTCCAAAGAGGCAAAAGACGCAGCCGGTGCGAGTATATCCCATGTCGTAAATCTTGCAGTATGGGACGTTGTACTTTCGCAGATATGCCCATACATCGTCCTCCAGCCAGAAGGCCATAGGCGTTGAGATGGGTCGCTTTGCCTCGAAAGCGTTGCAGCCGGTTTTAAGCCATTGCTGGGTGCGGAGCTTGGATTCCTGCGCCATGGTGGCGATGATGGGGACTCGACCGGTTTCCTCGGCGTATTTCTTCATGGGCTTTTTCTTCATTTCGTTGCAGCAGCCCGCGCCGATTTTGAAGGGTGCGCCCAGCATATACTGCCATTGCTCGGACAGATGAAAGCGGCTGGTGCCGCCGTTGCGCCGGATGCCATGAATCTTCTCCAGCATTTCGCCGGGATTGCCGCGTCGGATGCGCTCAATCCATTCGGCCTGCTCTTTGCCGATGACCGGATAGCCGCATTTTTCTATGACCTTTCGGAAGGTGATGTCCGGCCTGATCCACGTTACATCGGGGATGGTTTTCACGAACTCGCGTATTTCCGGGAATTCGAGGCCGGTATCCGAAAAGACGGCAGGCACATCCGGGTACATCTGGCGGACAATATGCAAAAGGACGGTTGAGTCCTTGCCTCCCGAAAAGGAAACATAAACATTGCCGTCCCAGTGTTCGTACCACTCGCGGATGCGCTGCTGCGTCATCGCTATCTTTGCCTCCAGCGGGAGGCTTTGCTTTTGCTGTAATTGCCAGAGTTCCATAGACACCTCGTTTCAAATGGAGCGCGGAGGATGGTGTCGCACCTCCGATTCCCACCGGGAATGGTGGGCGGTTTACTGTTAGCCTATCCGCGCATGAAAAAACGCCGGGATCATTCCGGCGTAGTGATGGCGTGACGTTCCGCCTGCGTAATCTTCTCGCCCTTGTACATACCAGCTCCAAGCTCGTCGATCTTGGAGAACGGGATTTCCGGGACAGTCAGACGCTTGCGGGCCTTGGGATCAATGAAATACATATAGCGCAGCTGGAAGCCGGGAATCGGCTTCGCGCCCACATAATCAAGGTACTTGTTGAAATTGTAGGTTCCGCCCGTCACGTCGAAGAAAGTAAGGCCGCCCAGTTCCTTGCGCGGCGTAGTGGGATTGCTGGCCAGCGTCATCTTATGGATGCGCGTACCATCCGGCAGCTCGGCAAGGTTCAAATTTTCCTTGATGCCAGTGAGGACGAAATTGCTGGCGCGGTAGATGGTGCCGTCGCCGCAGGAGCAGGCATCCGCAAAGGAGATAATCCATTTGACCTGCGGGGCGTATTTCTTGAGCAGCTTGATACTCATGGAGATGGCCCGACTCTCGCTGTTGCGCGGCAGCACGGAATCAAACGCCATGCGGTTCAGTTCCAGAAATTCATTCCAGCCGGTTCCTTCCACCAGACCGATGATCTTGCTTTTATCCAGCGACGGCCCGTAACTCATGACGCCATGCAACTGACCGTCGAGGAATACGCCGAAATGGAGCTTCGAATTATTCACGACCTTGCCGCTGTAATGGTGGGCCTTGATGAACGGGTTGGCGATGCTGGAGGGGATCACCTTCATAACAATTTCTTTTGCACGGCCCATTGTCTCACCACCTCATACAGACCATTGCCGTTATGGTTCTCGTTGGTGAACGTCTCCGTCACGGCCTTCTGGTCATACACATACTTGATTGCCGCCAGAATGAGCTTCGCCTGCTCGTCATGGACGGTAATGGAAATCTGCTGGAAGGGCTTTTTCTCGCCATCGTCAAGCGTGAAATTTTCGGAGAAATCATCATCCGAAATCACTTCAAAGCCGAAGTCGGCCATGGGCATCACAATGTCCGCCAATTCCAGCGGCAGTAAATCCATGTCCCACTGGGCGGCTTCGCTGACCTTGTTATCAGCCAGACGGAAGGCCCGAATCTGATCCTCGGTCAATTCGTCCGCAATGACGCACGGCACAGTTTTCAGGCCGATGGACTTAGCAGCCTTGTACCGGGTATGACCAGCCACAATCTCATGGTTGGCGTCGATCACCAGCGGAACAAGAAATCCGAACTCCCGGATGCTGGCGGCGACGTTCTTGACCGCCTCGTCATTCTTACGAGGGTTCCGGGCATAGGGCCGGATGTCAGTCAAAGATAAGTTTTGAATATTCATCGATTAACCTCCGCGCCTGGCAGAGAGCAGGCGTTCCATCATATCGTCATGGGGCGTTGCGCCCTTGAATTCCACAGAGCAGTTCTCGCGGACAACTTGGTAAATCTGATACCACAGGGTATTGGCCTGCTTGGAAAAGCTCTGACTCATGGCCACATACGGCGACGGGATCGCATTGCCCGTGGTCGGATGCTTGGCGAGGAAGCCGTATTCCGTGATACATTCCTCGCACTGAATCCAGCGGGAGATCGCCATGGCATACTGCTCCAAAATCTGCGCTGGGATCAACTGAGCGCAATTCCGCTCGGCGAGCCATTTCCAAGTTTCTTCATATACCTGCATGGCGACCAGATCCTTGCCGTTCTTTTGCTTGGCGGCAAGAAACGCCTTGGGCTGCGGCATGGTCTGGCCTTCAAGGTCGGATGCGCTGTCGGTGAAATCCAGAACGGTCAGCTTGCGCTTGCCCGGATTGCCGTCAGCGATGTTATCCGCCAGCGCCTTTTTCTTGCGGCCTGCTCCGATGCGAGCGCCGCCCTGTCCGTTTGCCATGATTTCACCTCCTGAGGACAACAAAAAAGAGGCCCTATATACCCTTTTTGAAAGCGCGAAAATTCACGCGAAGGGGCGGCCCCGCTATGTGGTGCGATTCATTTTGAGATTTGAGAGCCCCCTCTGGAGGCCCATCTGCCGCCTTCCTTGGCGGTGATCCTCGAATGGCAGGGCTTGCACAGCGACATGAGATTGCTCTCGTCATGAGTGCCGCCATCTGCCAGCGGGATAATGTGGTGTACTTCCTGCGCTGCCGTGACCCGGCCTTCGCGCCTGCATACCTCGCAGAGAGGATACGCTGTTATATGCCTGCGCCGGATGGCTGGCCACACGCCATTGTACCGTTTCTTCATTTCCGGTGATCGACCGTGGCGATTGTACTGGGTGGTGACCAGCTTCTGGTGCGCAGGACAATACAGAGCATC